GAAAGCGCTTGTCAGCGTGCGCCGAAGGCAAGTATAAGCAAAGAAGTGTCGTACCTATACTTGCTACTGTGAATAAAAATAAATCAAGAAACATCAGTCTCTTTCCTTCCACTTAACTCCAAAAATTAGCTCTTGCATTTTTCTATGAAACCAGTTGGGAGTGCTGCCTTTTTCTACTTGTATTACCATAGTCTTTGGACTTTTTGGAAATACGATACATTCCAGCTTATCAAATTCTGGATTCTGGTAGATATGAAAGTTGCTAGTATAACCTTCGGGTATGTCAGTGAATATATCCATTAGGCTTCTCTAAGTACTGCTGCTAAGTTTGGAGCAAAAAATTCGGGACCTTTCATTACCTTTCCGTCCTCTCGATAGATAGGTCTTCCATCTTCTCCCAACTTTGACATATTGCTATTGTGTACTTCTAGAAAGCATTCGTCCAGGTCAATACCAAAAGCGTGTCCTGCTCCGTAGATTACATAAAGTAAGTCAGTAAGTGCATCAGCAACTTCCACCAAATCTTCTGCGTCTACAGCTTCATGTAGTTCGTCTAACTCTTCTCGAATAAGCTCAAGTCGAAGCTCTCGTGTGTTGAAGTCGCTCAGTGTTGGCTCTATTTCAACTTTCTGCCCGAAAGCCTCCATAAAGTCACCTACTAACTCAAAATTGCTTATCGTGTCCATTACGTTGTTGCCTTCTTTTTTCTCTTAACTTTGCTGCCGCTTTCGCTTTGTTTCTTTTTAGACAGGGCTTTTCAAACTCTTGACGTGATTTAACTTCTATAATTACATCTTTTGTTTTTCGTTTGAACATTCTCAAAGCACTGTTTATATTATTATTGCGAACCTTTATTTTCATTCATATCCTTGATAGACTTCTCTAACAGTCTGGATCAAAGTCATACCATTCTTGAGCTTCATCCGGCTCATTATAGTAGTAATCCTCATCATTAGAGTAATCTTCTTGTTCCTCAAAGGAGTCATCTTCAAAATCTAACTCCTCGAGTTCCATATCCATTTTAATTTGTTCTAGTTCAGCCATTACTTTTTGAAATGACTTATTTGTAGAAGATGTGGTCATTTATTCTCACCGTTTGTTTATAGGCTTTAGCCCAATCGGGGCGTACATAAGTGGCATGATACCACAGAGCGCCCTCAGTTACGTCAAAGTACTTCTTGGCATAAATACCAAGTGCTAAATAAACGCTTTCATTCCAGACAGGCCCAATTTCGGGCTTATCTGATTTACCATCACAAAACCAGCTAAATTGACATACAGCTTTACCTCTACGCCAGACTAACTGCTTTACAACATCACAAGGAGTATTAGGAAAAATAGGGGAATCTACCCTATTCATCACAACCTGAGATACTGCTATCTTTCCTGTTTTTGGCTGATTACGGCTCTCAAAGTAGATATTCTGTGCAAGACAATGTACTTGTTCTGTTAAGAAATCGTCTGCTCTCACATCTGCTGAGTATAGAAGTCCGAAACCAACTATACAGGCTTTTAAGGTTTTTTGAACTTCCATCCTCTATCCCTCAAGTATTTTGCCTGTTTCACACAAGCCCCTCGACTGCGTTCTGGTAACAATTCTGCTAATGCTTCAGCATCTACAATATAGTAGTTCTGCGAAAGTATTGTTCTTTCTTCGTGCGACCAAGGTTTCTTTGTGTATTTTTTCATCTGTTTCTTTTAATTATTGTAGTATATTATATGCAACCTGACCTCAAATGTCAAGTGTTATTTTTACGAATCACAATGACACTGTTAAAAAAATTTCTTGACAAAATTCGTAAACTCAAGTATAATATACAGTTGAAATTACCCTAAATTCATAGGTTAAGTAGAACGGAGTTTTTCATGTTAACAACAGAATTGATACTTGTAATAGGGTTTTGTCTAATAGGTGCTTCATATACCAGTTGGAAACTGGGGGAGCAAAGAGGAATTATGGCCGCATTGGACTACTTACATTCCATCGGAGCCATCGAATTAGAGGACGACTAAATGAATTTGTTTGAGAAAGAGATGATGCTTATAGCCTTGAAAAGAGAAATAGCTTATGCAGAATCTCAGTTACGAACAGCAGCTACAGGTCATGTGTATACCGCAATAAACTGGATGCAAGGACGCGTAGAAGCTTTAGAAAAGCAGTTAGAAGAAGAATATAGGTCGGAGCACCTTTAACGCCCAAAACAAAAAACCACGGCTGCCGAAAGGGGCCACAGCGTGTACCGAAAGGACACAAATGGAGAAAGAAAATGAATAATGTCGCAAAGACAATATCTATGGCGGATTTCAATAAATTCTTTTTGGGATTCGACCGTTTTGAAAATGTAAACCATAACACAGATACGGGTTATCCTCGCTATAACATCGTAAAGACGTCCCCCGGCTATCGAGTTGAGATAGCGGTTCCAGGTTGGAACAAGTCAGACATCGAGATTTCACAACTCAAAGATGTACTGACCGTGAAGGGGTTATGTAAGCAACAAACGGAAAACAAAGATGAGTCATATGTGTACAAAGGATTGAGCGGAAAAGAGTTCACTCGTACATTTACAGTGGGTAAACATATCCAACTCAAGACAGCTTACATGAACAAAGGTCTCCTTTGTCTGGATTTAGACGAAACTATTCCAGAAGAAGAAAGGCCACGAATCTTTTCGATTTTATAGGAAAAAACGTGAACAAGATCAAAACAAGTATAGAAGACTTTGTTGATTCTTGCGACGGACCTTTCTGCGAATTTTTATGGGGACAACTCGTAATTTTTGGCATGTTAACGGTCGCCGCAGTCGCACACTAATCGACAAAATCTCAGCGGGGTCGCAACGGCCCCGCACCTTGATTTGACTAAGTAGGAGAATAAAATGGCTTTAGGTTTTATAAAAGAGTTAGTAGGCCCAGTAACAGGACTAGTTTCTGAATTTATAGAAGACAAAGACGAAGCAAACAGACTTGCACACGAGATTTCTACGCTCGCTGAGAAACAACATCACGCAGAAGTGATGGCTCAAGTAGAAGTAAACAAAACAGAGGCAGCCCATAAGTCTCTCTTTGTAGCAGGTTGGCGTCCGGCAATCGGATGGATATGCGGTCTGGGTATGCTATCTAACTTTATTATAGTGCCTATGACTAATTTTGTTCTAGCACTTATGGAAAGTCCAGTAGTAGTGCCTCTCATTGAGCTAGAAACAATGATGCCAGTGCTATTGGGTATGTTAGGATTGGGCGGTATGCGCTCATATGAAAAAGCAAAAGGAATTGCAAGGGAGAAGTAATGGAAGGTGTGCTTTCCGCTTATTTTAGCGACGATGGCAAAAGAGAAGCTCATGTTAGAAAAGAAGCCTACGGATTTTATGTAGACTTGCTCATAGATGGAGTAGTAGTAGAAAAAAGAACTCTCTATGAATACTCAGAGAGCTATGCAGAGGATTGTGCGGAGAATTTTGTTCTCGGTATATTTGATGTGAAATGAAACGTAGAACATGGGAAAGATTGATGGAGAAAGAAAAGATAGAACAGGCTAGAGCTGCTGAATCTCCTCTTTTCAAGGAGAATGCAGCTTCATTGGACGGTTTTACGCCTATGCCTTTAGTAGTAGATGCTCCCTCTGGTCGATGGGACTGGTATGGCGAAAATTGGTGTGCAGACTCTCCAAGTGCTTGGTGGGAACAGGCGAGTACTGATACAAAAGAAAAAGCCTTTCTTGCAGTAGTAGCCCTAATGCACAAAGCGGAGCTTCAACATAAAGGCTCCTATAGGTGGGCATTATATAATGTTTTCGGTTTTGACGAAGGAATGTATGCAGCAGCTCAAGAAGCTGGCTACCTTGATATACACAATGCTCTCGTCAGGGCAAGTGAAGAGGAATGAAATGAATAGAGATAGGTTGTTTGATACACTAAAAATTGATGAAGGAATTAAGTACGAGATTTACTTAGACCATCTAGGCTACCCAACTTTTGGTATCGGGCATCTTATAACTGAAGACGACCCAGAACACGGTATGCCCGTTGGCACAAAAATAGAATTTGAACGAGTACAAATTGCATTTACAAAAGACTGTGAAGTTGCTATTCGAGAATGCGCTGTTCTTTATGGAGAAGACTACTTTGAAGACTTTCCTGGCGAAGTTCAAGAGATTCTAGTAAACATGATGTTTAATATGGGTCGTCCTCGTTTATCTCAGTTTAAGAAAATGAATGCAGCATTAAAGGCAGAAGATTGGAAAGAAGCAGCAAAAGAAGGCCGAGATTCACGTTGGTACCGACAGGTAACAAATCGAGCCGAAAGATTGATGTCCAGACTAGAAAATGTTTCTTGACATTTAGTGCTCATGCGAGTATAATACTCGTATGAATATATTTATACTTGACGAAAACGTAGACAAATGCGCAGAGTATCATGTCGACAAGCACATCGTAAAGATGCCCTTAGAGGCAGCTCAGATGCTCTGTACCAATCATTGGATAGAGAAGTATCTTGGACATATTCCCCGAAAACTCACCTCAGAAGAATGGGCAGTCATCAAAGAAGCCAAGTCAAGACCGACTAGAGCTTTTCCTTATCTGCCTACTATGTACAATCACCCTTGTACCATATGGGCTAGGGTATCATTGGAAAATTACGAATGGCTCTTCTGCTACGCCCTCGCCCTCAATGACGAGTACAGATACCGTTACGGAAAAGAGCATAAATCAGTGCATGACGTCATTCTTAAACTCCCAGAATCCTCCCTACCAAGGAGTGGACTTACCCCTTTTGCGCAAGCTATGCCAGAAGAGCTTAAAGGCTCAGATGCAGTAGATGCGTACCGTAAATTTTATCACAAGGATAAAGCAACTTTTGCTTCTTGGAAGTACAGAGAGAAGCCGTACTGGTGGAATGAAGAAGAAGCAGACTATCAAGAAAGGATAACCAGATGAGAGGAATAATTTTAATTTTACTCATTGTATGCGGTTGTTTTGGTTGTAGTACCTACACTGGCAAAGTAAATAAGTGGGACTATAAAACACCCCAACACACTACCTGCTACGGAAAAGAAGTAAAATTTTGTAGACAATACGGAACCCGTATGATTTGTGAGTGCATAGTTTAATGAACTCAGAAGAAACCAAAGACCTGCTTTCAGCTCTTTACACTTCAAATGTGAGAGTTAAATTCACTAGCGTATGGTCAGGAAATACAATAAATAAACTCTGCACTCTACAAAATGTAAAGTTTAATCAAAGTCCATACAATGATGCTATAGTAGTATACTGTGTGGATTCTAAGTCATATGACGACATACGAATATCAACCATAGAATCATGGATTAAAGAATAATGACAAAAGTAACTGAACTTTGGATTACTCCTAACGCATTGGATATAATAGCATATTGCGCGAGAGTTTCAAACCCTAGTAATCAAGCAAACAAGAAAACAGCTCCAAAGCTACTTTCTTACTTGAAGAAGCACAAGCATTGGAGTCCTTTTGAAATGGCTAGTATGTGTGTAGAAATTGAAACTACACGAGACATTGCCCATCAAGTAGTACGGCATCGCTCTTTCAGCTTTCAAGAGTTTAGTCAGCGATATGCTAATGTGGAAGACTTAGGCTCCTCAGTAACTTATCGAGAAGCTCGTATGCAAGACCCCACAAATAGACAAAACAGTATTCGAGCAGAGGACGGGCCTCTACACGCAGAGTGGCGAGTAAAGCAGCAAAATACTTATGAAGCCGCAAAAACCGCTTATCAGTGGGCTATTGATAATGGAATTGCAAAAGAACAAGCAAGAGCTGTGCTACCAGAAGGCATGACGGATACTCGACTTTATATGTCAGGAACTATTCGTAGTTGGATTCACTATGTAGAACTACGAGAAGCAAACGGCACACAAAAAGAACACCAGGAGATTGCTCTACAGGTTAGAGAGATACTTACTAAGCACGGAATTTATAAGGGCAGCTATGAAATCTGATATTGATTTTAAGGTTGACGTTGTGGATGTAAAAGAATGCAAAGATGGTGGAGCTATCTATACACTAGACTTAGATGAAACCGCCATTCAACTTTTAGTCCAGGCGGGGTTCACAGCATTATTAACTGAGGCTCTAGAAAATAATGGAGATAGTTGAAGATTTTCCGCCTAACATAGATGAGATAAAAGAAGTGTTTCCTCTAAAAGGCACAGAGCTTTTTGCCTATGGAGACACTATCTATAACCCTTCCGGCAGGCATATACCGAATGAGCTAGTCGCGCACGAGTGCGTTCATCAAGAACAACAGGGCGAAAATGTAGAGGATTGGTGGAAAAAATACTTGACAGACTCATCGTTTCGTTATATAATGGAACTTGAAGCGCATCAAATAGAATACCAAGTTTTCTGTGATTCAGAAAAAGACCGAAATGTTCGGGCAAAGTATTTGATGGCTATAGCCTCACGACTAGCCGGGCCTCTTTATGGCAAGATAGTCTCACTGAAAGAAGCAAGGAAACAAATTAGTGGAAGGAATTAAGTACGACGGTGAGAAACCTAAAATGCACTTACTGCCTCCAAAAGCTACTCTTGAAGTAGCAAAAGTATTAACATTTGGAGCACAAAAGTACGATGAAGAAAATTGGAGAAAACTGGATAACTTGCAGTCTCGCTACACTAGCGGCGCTTTACGGCATATATTTGCACACATTGATAGTGAAACCTTGGATACTGAGTCTGGGTTATCACATCTAGCACATGCCATTTGTTGTTTATTATTTAAGTTGGAGATTGAATTAGAGAATGCCACGAGTAAAGAAGAAAAGTTACGAGAACCTGACCGACGCCAATATCGAGCGAGTGATAGCTCTTTTGAATCCGACAGACTCGTCGACAAAAGCTATAACCAAGAAAGAAGCTTGCGAGATACTCAATATCGCATACAATACGACACGTCTGACCAAAGTTCTGGAGGACTATAGCGAACGGAAAGAGCATACTGCTCGTCGTAAGGCACAGAATCGAGGAAAAGCTGCAACAGATAGAGAAATTCAAGAGGTAGTTACAGACTATCTACGGGGTTACTCTGTTGCAGAGATTGCTAAAGGTTTGTATCGTTCTTCTGGCTTTGTAAAAGGAATTATTGAACGTCTTGGAGTTCCTCAAAGACTCTCACCTTCCGAGGGTGTAGAGTTTCTTCCCGACAACTGTTGCGCCGAATCGTTTGATATGAAAGAAATCGTATGGTCCGCACAACATCATGCACCTGCAATCGTGGAAAAAGAAGTCTCTAATATGGACTACGAAGCAAAGTATGGTGCAAAGTGTTATGCTATCTATGTTCAGCAGACAAGTGCCGATTCAGACGATAAGTGGGCTATGGTAGAGCAAGGGGGCTTCTACGCATATGCTGCGGCATATGACTTAGGAAAGCTCTCTCATCTTGAACAATATGGCGTAAATCTTGAAAAAATATCTTGACAGAAAATCTTTTTTCTTTTATAATATGTTTTCAAATTAAGGAGAATAGTATGCCCGTTAAATTTCAACCCTCTGCTAAAGTCCGTGACCGAGCTACGGGCAAAGTATCAACTGTACACAGATATATGAAAGCTACTCCAACTAAAGAGTTGCAGGATTATCTGGAAGCTAGCAATGCTAAGCCTAAAATCAAACAAAAAGTTCGCAATGAATTAGTGCGACGTGGAGTATTATAATGATTGACCGTTCAAATGACCCTTACTACCAAGCTATCTTTTGGTGCTACGAAGCACAGCAATACTTCCGTTGGAACGAAATGATGGAATGGTATGCAGAACAAGAAAAATTAGCTGCTGAGGCCGATACTGTCGGAGCACCTGTCTAAAAATAATTCTTGACATCATGCTCAAATTTCTCTATAATAGTATTCACGAAATTGAGGAAACCTATGGGCGACCGATTTTATCAACAGCAAATACAAACTCTGGGTACATGCCCAGGTTCAACTAAAACTCAAAAGAGGAAACGCAGAATGGCGTGGGACGACGATAAGAAAGCTGCCGTTATCGCAGCATACGAAGAACAAAACCCAACTCCAGAAAATTCTATGGAGATTGTTAAAGAACTCGCAGATGAGTTCGACGAATCACCAAACGGTGTTCGCATGATTCTTAGCAAAGCAGGTGTTTATGTTAAGAAAACCCCAGCAGCATCCGGAAGCTCTTCTTCTGGCTCTACTGGCGGAACTCGAGTTTCAAAAGCAGCCGCTCAAGAAGCTCTGATTGCAGCCATCACTGATGCAGGTCAGGAAGTCGACGAAGATGTAGTATCTAAGTTGACTGGCAAAGCAGCACAATACTTCACCACAGTATTGAGTGCAGTAGCTAACTAATCCACCCGTTGGGTTTACCCTTCGGATAGAGTAGCCCCTTCGGGGGCTGCTTCTTTTTCCTTCTCTTTGTAGAGAGTGGCACAGTAAAATAACTTTTGCTAACCCACGACAACAAGGAGAACTCGTGAACAAAGAGGCATTAGCAAAGTTAGTAACTGAATATGGTGATGCAATTATTACCTACCGCAGTGAAAACTCTAAAAAGCTAAAGTACAACGTCTGTACATTAGACTTTTCTACTCCGTATATTCAAGGCAAAAAGAACAGAGCAAAAGAATCTGAAAGGACTCTTTTGTTTTTTTGTTGGGATACGGATTCGTACCGTCTTTTGAAACCAGAAAGCGTTACAAGTGTAGTACCTCTATCTTCCGTTTTACAGAACGGGGATAGGTAATGGTGCTGCTACATGAAGCGCCTGCTGTGTACGAAAAGATAATACATCATAACGAAGAAAAAGCAACTCAAGTGCGCCTTACAATCAATCCTTTTCGAGGTGTTGAATACTTGCACCTGCGTGAGTATTACTTAGATTTTGAGGAGGAGTGGAAGCCTACTCCCAAAGGCATAGCTATGGAGTTAGACTTAAATAATTCACGAGAACTCTTCGCGGGGCTAGTAGAAATTATTTCCCTCGCAGAATCAAAGAGTATACTAGAAGAATACTTCAAAGAATATATTGACGAAATCTACAAATAATTCTTGACATTTTTCCTAAATCCCCGTATAATATACTTTCAAATTTAGTGAGAGAATCATGCGCGAATTTTTAGACCATGCCAGTAAGATGTATTACGAAGGTAATCCTATTCTTTCTGATGCCGAGTTTGATAAACTGGCAGACCAGCATAACTATAATTCCGTAGGATACAGAGTTGAATCTGGAGTTCCTCACTACTTCCCTATGTATTCTCAACAAAAATTCTTTTCAGTAGAAGAATGTCCTGCATCTAGCAATGATTCCGGTTATATCGGAAGCGTAAAACTAGATGGGGCTGCTGTGTCTCTGTTGTATATCGACGGTAAATTACAGCAAGCTCTCACCAGAGGTGACGGTAAAAAGGGACAACCCATACTTGATAAGATGGTCTGTTTAGTCCCAGACATTATCGGCTACAATAGTATTGTTCAGATTACTGGGGAAGTAGTAGCTCCAAAAGAACTTCCGAATGCGAGAAACCTCGCAGCGGGGTCACTGAATTTGAAAGATATTGAGGAGTTTCGCAAGCGTCCTCTGCAGTTTATAGCCTATGATGCGCAGCCTTTTGTTGCCGATACGTGGACAGAAGCTATGACACAACTTGCAGAGTATGGATTCAATACTGTTCTAACTACAGACATTAGTATGTATCCTGATGATGGCGAAGTCTACCGCATCAATGAATACTCTCAATTTGAGAAACTTGGATACACTGCTCACCATCCTAGAGGAGCTTTCGCGCTAAAAGAGCAGAAAGAAGGTGTAGTAACTAAACTATTGGATGTTAAGTGGCAAGTGGGTAAGAGTGGTGTAGTTAGCCCTGTAGCTATCCTAGAGCCTATAATTATAGGCGAAGCGACAGTAAGTAGAGCGACGCTACACAACATAGAGTACATTCGAGAGTTGGACTTGGAGCTTGGATGTGACGTAGAAGTTATACGGAGCGGGGAGATTATACCTCGCATTCTACGACGCGTTGAATCTTCCTGACCTTTCAAAAAATAATTCTTGACAAAAATCTTAATTTCTCGTATAATATACGTTCAATTTCACAGGAGTCTTTTTAGTGTTTTCGATTCAAGCCCCTACGAACTGCCCTAGCTGCAATTCTTTGCTTGAATGGAGTAACCACCTTCTTTACTGCCGCAATAGTTCTTGCGACAGCCAATCCCAAAAGCGTGTACAGCACTTTGCTAAAACTCTTAAAATCAAGGGTCTTGGGCCTGCTGCTGTAGAAAAGCTAGGATTGACAAGTCCTAACGACATTTATCAACTCTCGTTAGACGATATAGTAGAAGGTTTGAGTTCTGAAAAGCTCGCGGAGAAATTGTTAGTAGAAATACAAAACTCGGAAAAAGCCTCTTTGAACGAGATACTTCCAGCTTTGAGTATTCCGCTAATTGGTAAGACAGCAACCGAAAAACTTTCTGTAGTGTGTGATGACATTTATGATATAAACACAGAAAGTTGCAAACGAGCAGGTCTTGGGCCAAAAGCAACGGAGTCTCTGATGGAGTTCTTAGCTCAGGAAGATTCGGATTATATGTGGTGGCCTCACTCGATGCAGTTTAGAAAAGCTGCAAAAGTAGAAGCAAAGGGTGTAATCTGTATCAGTGGTAGATTAAAGAGTTTCAAGACAAAAGCTGACGCTACCAAAGCACTATCAGAGTTAGGGTATAGGGTCGTAGGCTCCCTGACTAAAGAAGTGAGTATTTTAGTAAATGAAAGCGGTATCGAATCAGCCAAAACAACAAAAGCCAGACAATCTGGTGTAACTATAATAGAAAATCTATTAGATTTTATTGGAGACTAAATATGGCATTGCCAAAGTGGACTGACGAACGCACTAACGAGCTAACTAGCTTTGTTGGTGACGAATCACCAATCTCTCAAGCTACTGTTGCAGAAGCAGCAGAGCAGTTGGAGACCTCTACCCGTTCAATTTCTAGCAAATTGCGTAAGATGGGTTTTGACGTAGAACTTGCTTCTACATCTACCGCTCGTGCCTTCAGCGAAGCACAAGAAGCTACTCTTGCTGCTTTTGTTGCTGACAACAGCGGCGAATACACATACGCTCAAATCGCTGAGCACTTTGAAGGCGGCGCTTTCTCTGCTAAGTCAATCCAAGGCAAAATCTTGTCTATGGAACTGACTGGTCACGTTAAAGCTGCTCCTAAAGTAGAAACTGTTCGTACTTACTCCGAAGATGAAGAAGCTACTTTCATCCAAATGGTAAACGACGGTGCTTTCGTAGAAGCTATTGCTGATGCTCTTGACCGTAGCGTTAACAGCATCCGCGGTAAGGCTTTGAGCCTGCTTCGTTCAGGTGACATTGATGCTATTCCGCGTCAAGAGTTCACCAAAGGCGCTGCTAAAGAAGATCCTTTAGCTGACCTGGGCGACGTGTCTGAAATGACCGTTGACACAATTGCAGAAGCTATTGGCAAAACACCTCGCGGTGTTAAGACAATGCTGACCCGTCGTGGCTTGGTTGCTGCCGACTACGATGGTGCTGCAAAGCGAGAAAAAGCTGCTCAATAAGAGCCGTGTATGAGCAGCCCTTGCTAGGGGCTGCTTTCTTATGTTCGGGGGAACGGATTGAATATCGCAAGTGCTTTGATAAAGCAAGTATTGACGCTGCAGGACTTTGAGACCTGGACGTCCGTTCGTAAGGACTATTTGCCTACAGAATATCACACTTTATTTAATGTGATTGATAAGCATTGCGATACATTCCATTCCCTGCCGACATTTGAAGACCTTGAGCTGTCTATTAGAGATTCTAAAGCTCGTGAAAAGCTTTATGCTGTCAAGAGTGTAGAAGTGGAGGCGGAAGCCTCTATGCTTCTTGAGTATCTCAAAAATGAGTTTACTCAGAAAGAAATTTTAGACTCGCTCGAACACTATATTGATAATTCTGTTGCTTTTGAAAACGCAGAAGAATCAGTAAATCACCTCCATCAAATTGTTCTCGACATTGAGAAGAAGGTTGATTTGGAGGCACCTCAAGAGAGTATGCAACGCATAACCTTATTTGAGGACCAGGAAGAGATTGGTAAGTACCTGCCATTAGGATTAAATGCCGACTACGACCGCGAGATACAGTTCTCACCCCGAGACCTAGTACTCCTCGGTGGTCGTCGCGGAGCTGGTAAATCTCTTACCTGTGCTAACATTGCTCATAATGTTTTTGAAAGCGGTAGGTCTGCTATTTATTTCACTATCGAAATGGATAGTAGGTCTATTCTTCAAAGAGTCTGTTCCCTTGCAACGGGGGTTCCGTTCTCTCGCCTGCGCACTCGAAACCTGAGTGTAGGAGAGTGGGAATTAGTTGCGTCCTGGTGGGCCAACCGATTCCAGAAAGGACAAGACCAGTTGATGGAGTACAAAGACCATAGAAACTTTGAAAAATTTCACCATAAACTTACGACGACCTGCGAGCTTCTCCCGACTCAGCAGATTGATGTAATTTATGATCCCAGCCTTACTCTAGCAAAAATTAAGGCTGAGATGGACAAGAAAGTGAAAGCTATCAATAGTGGAGTGGTTCTTGTAGACTACATCAACCAAGTTAAGCGTTCTGCTCTTCCAAGCAGAGGCGGACAGTACGATTGGACTGAACAGATAGAAGTGAGTAAAGCACTAAAGGCTATGGCACAAGAGTATGAATGTACTGTTGTTACGCCATACCAAACTGACGCAAGCGGTGAAGCGCGTTTTGCAAAAGGTATACTTGATGCTGCTGATGCGGCGTATGCTCTTGAGACTTATGACCAAGAGGACCAATGCATCACATTCAACTGTACTAAAATGCGCTCTGCCGCTATGCGTTCCTTCACCTCAGTTATAGACTGGGAGACTATGAAGATTGGTCCGGACTCTGCACTCACACCACAGCAGAAAGAAGAATCCTCACACAAGACAGGTGAAGATATAGATGACGTATTCTAGAAAAGACTTACCTCAATTGACAGAAAAAGTCTTAGAATCTAAAGAATTAGAGTATGAACATTTAACTATTCGCCCTTGGTGTATTCATCCTGTTCAGAAAGACCGATTGCCCCAAACAGAAGAACGTTATTTGAGAGTGGCTAGAAATACCTATAAACCTTTAATTATAGATAAAAACTACAATCTAATAGACGGACACCATCGACTAGATTTATTACTCAAACTCAACATTAGAGACGCTAGAGTAATAAAAATAGCTCTTACGCTCGAAGAAATTTTAGAAGTATTCCAAAAATAACTGTTGACATTTTTCCTGAACTTTAGTATAATATACGTTCGTTTGCAGGAGAAAGTATGATAGTTTCAGGTAGCATGAATTACACCCCTTCTGGCCGTAAAAGGAAGGTAGTACGAACTGTTCGTAAAGAGCGACCTTTCATTCCCCTTAGAAAGAAAGTAGACGCCCCTTTTGAGGCTTTAGCTCAGTCTAAGTCAAAAGAAAAGTTCAAGCCTTTTACCCCTTCGGAAGATACTTCCTACAGAAAGGAAGTAAGTAGTAAGTATACAGTTAGTATCCCTTATAACAAAGGTGCCTACCAAGTTATTCCCTCAGAAGATATTGATAAGATTGGTAAATGAGTGACGAACCTAAGATATTGCTATTACAAGATTTTGTAGAACAGAAAGAAAGAAAAGAAAAAGAACTTGAGTTCTACAAAGCGGAACTTGACAAACTAAATAAAAAGATGTGGTTTCTTCAAAAAGAAATACAACTAACAAACAAGATTATTGAGATTATAGAACAAGAGTGAATGTAGAAGATTTATTACGTCAAAAGGGCATACCTTATATCCCGAAAGGAAAAGACTTTGTAGTTAAGTGTCTAAACCCTGAGCATGAAGATAGAAACCCTAGTATGAGAATTGACCAGATTGATGGTCGCTTTAACTGTTTCTCATGCGAGTTCAAGGGTAATTTGTTTTCTTTCTTCGGAGAAAAGTTTGGAGGACTGCAACTCAAGCGGGATTTAATAGTAAAAAAGATTCAAGAGAAGCGTGCGGAAAGTATTGGACTTTCCATGCCTTCTGGATATATGCCATACATTGGGAACTGGAGAGACATAAGCCCGAAGACTTATAAAAAGTTTGAAGCCTTTGAACATACAGGAGCAGACTATATCTCACGAATAAATTTTCCTATTCGAGATATATCAGGAAAGATAGTAGCTTTCCAGGGTCGACACACCGCTAACGGTACTCCAAAGTATAAGTTTAGTCCTCCTGGAGCTAAATTACCTTTATTTCCACAAGTACAGCCTCGTCGCGGGGAAGTAATACTTGTAGAAGGTATATACGATGTAATCAATCTACATGATAAGGGATTGACCAATGCAGTGTGTTGTTTTGGAACAAATAACATTAACGAAGATAAACTAAGTATGTTATCCATTCAAGGAGTAACGCGAGTAGCAATTTTCTTTGATGGAGACGAAGCAGGACAAAAAGCTGCTGTAAATATAAAAGTTATGTGCGAGAAACTTGGTCTCATTGCCAGAAATATCGAGCTAAAAGATATTGACCCTGGTGCACTAACAGAACCTCAAGTAAGAAAATTAGAGAGTAAATTATATGCCTAACGTCGCATTAGTAGAGACGAAACCTTCCAGAACTAACTTTGCTAGAGAATTTGAAGGAGCCTTTGAGTTTGACCAGTATCAGTTATGTTCTGACCCAACAATCAAAAAAGTATTGAAGCGAGACGTAGATATACAAATTGACGTCGATAGCTACGACTATATTATTCTAGTAGGTAGTGATGCTTTGAAGTACTTTACAAAAATTAACTCAGTTACAGAATACTCAGGAAAGAAAGTAGAAGGTAAGTTCCTGCCTGTAATTAACCCTGCTATGCTTGCTTTCAAGCCAGAAGCGCGCAAAACTTGGGAATCGTCTAAGGATAATATCATTGCCCACATTTCAGGTGAGATAGAAGATGTCATCATAGATGAGAGTATCGCAATGGGTACTCAAAATACCGAAGAAGCAAAAGCATGGATTCAGGCTGCTCTTGATGCAAACCCAGAATACATCGCCCTTGACTCAGAGACAAATGGATTGTATCCTCGAAATGGTCATATGATTGGTATATCTATGTCTTATACGGGCAAAGATGGTATCTATATTGACA